AATAAATATCAAAATATCAAATTTTACTTACCACTTTTGGATGGTCGTTTTCTTGCTTTTTTGAACTGATCGTTTTCAGATTTTTTAGTTTTCAACAACTCTTTGATATAGTGTTTTCTTAAATATACTGGTAATTTATATACATCAGCTTGTGTAAATCCACCTTGTCCATAATAACACAATGTGAAAATTTCGTTATGTACTATTTCTTTATATTTCGGCGTCAGGCCAAAAAAATCGAACCCCTATCGGTATATCAACCGTGTGGGTGTCTCCTAATTCGCTAACATACTCTTGTTTAAAAATTATATCTGGTGTTATTGAATCTACATATTTACGATATGCTCTTGTGTCTAATGATAGAAATCTATTATCAACAAAATCATTAATGGCTTCTTGTTTTGTATCTCCATCAACTGATATAATTTGATATTTTAATCTTGTAGTCAATGAATTATCTACACCAGTAACTTTAGCAATCTTCTCATAACCTTTTAATTCTTTCGTTATATTTTGTTCATCAATACCTGTTAATAATTTAAATTCCAATTCAGTTTTAGATTTTTCTGTAGTATATTTAAATTTATTTTCACCACCTTCTAATAATTTATAATTAATTTCTTTTGTTTTCAAATTAGTTAGATTAAATGTATGTTCCACTTCCAATGATGTATCTGGATCTTCTATTTTTATAGTGTATTCTGGACCGTATCCTAATACTCGTGTTCCAACCATCAATGCATTCTTATCACCAACTAACATATCTTGTAACTTTATTTTAGGATTTGCAATAACTGCCTCCAATAATCTTTCAATTACTAATCCTTTTTCAATTAAATTAGATGATGTTAATATATCTTCTTCTTTAGCAGTCATGTACTTTACATCAATAGTACCTGAACTTAATGGATGGTCTTTTGGATATAACAAACCCTTAGACGGCAATGTAAGCACTTCTGTAGGAAATGCGTATTCTTTTTCTGACATTATATTCTCCTAATGAATTAAAACCTTTTAAATTATAACTATATTAATAAATAGAAAGAACTTCTACTTTTTACCAAACTTTTCTGCAGCTGTTACCCCTAAACCGACAACGGTTATATACATGAAACATTCTAATATTTTATCTTTGACCTCGAATGCTGTAAAAGTATCTGCTCCCCAGCAACATACTAACATGAAAAACGATGCGAAACCAACAGCTCTTTTGGATGATACTTTCGCATCGCTTGACAGCATTTCTTTTATGAAATTCATACTTACCTCTTAGAAAGATAGGATAGCGTAATCATAACGAAGTGTTAATGTGATATCTGCAACATCTGTTGTGTTAGAGAAATCCAAATCGTTAAAATTAGCTGACTGTATGAATGCACCTTTTAGTACCCATTCTTCCACTTTATCACCAACTGGACCTAAAAGATTAAATTTTATTTCTTTTTTATAGAAATCTGAATACCCATCACGACCTGTTACAGATTCATGGTGTAATCTTACCCATTCCATAACTGCCTGTGCACCTGATGGTACGATAGGATCATATAAGGTTACTTCTAATTGTTCCCAAGATGCCTTACCTTTAATATATCGTTTAATATTAATGTGATGTAATTCTATTTCTTCAAAGGTTATGTTTGGTCTTGCCATAGCCTTTACGAAATAAGATGGAATACCTTCGATATACATCACGAACCGATTTTTTGTTTTCGGTTCAAACGGGGTAAAAAAGATTTCATCGGCGGTTAATATATCAGCCATTTTATTCTCCAAAAGTTAGGTTTTGTTATACAGTAATAAATATAAAGAAATAGAAAAAAATGAATAGTTGAAAAACATCATTATTCATAGTTTTTTTGAAGTTTTTTTGATTAATAAAAAGGGGATGATAAACACCCCCTCAATATTTCAATTATTACCCAATCACCATTTCTGCAAGACCAGTAATCTCACCAGCAATTACTTGCCAGTTAGTCCCGTCAAACATCAATGTAACACTTCGTGCTGGTAAATTTGATGTTAGTGTTGAACCAGCAGCAAAGTTTGCTGGAGTGATAACTAAATCAGTAGTATTTGCTCGTGCTTTATGAACAATTACTTTGATTTGTCCTGTTACACCATCTGCTAAACTCACATGAGATTTACTTGTAGCTGTACTTACAAAAGATACATAAGTAGATGTTGATAATGCTGTAGCATTTCCACCACCATTTCCAGCATCAACAGTTTCATGAGACACCACTAAAGCGGCACCATCGAGTGTTAATGTATTGGTAAATGTATTCGCGTCATCTAAGGTAGCAATTGCATGAGCTACACTTGGTAAGACATGGTTTATATCTGATCTGGCCATATTTTTTCTCCGATTAAATTTTTATTTGAAATGAGGTCACTCTTATCATTAATAAATATAACATATACTAATATAAAACAAAAAACCCCACTAAAAAGTAGGGTTTTTTGAATTGCGTTAATATGTATAAGTCAAACTTACTCAGGGAACGCGGCTCCTGTAGGTAAGATTACAAAATCCAACACAATGAACTCAGCAGTTCTTGTAGGTTGGATAAAGATTTGTCCGACCAATTGGTTTCTATCCACAATATCTGGTGTATTATTTGAATCATCCATTACTACTTTGAATGCACTCAAACCACTATTAGCTTGAACACTTTCTAAGAACGGATTAACAATACCCAAGAAACGATTTCTTGTAGCGGCAGTGTTTTGTTCAAATACTAAGAATCTTGAAGAAGAAGCAATAAACTTACGAAGTCTAATTAACAATCTTCTTACATTAATTCTATCCAATGCGGATGGTTTACCTTGTAGTGTTTTTTGTCCGAAAACAACAACACCTTGTCCAGGAAAGGATGCTATTGGATTAACACGACCTTCATACAAGTCATCCCTTTCGGTGTGTGTCAATCTTGTAGCAGCTTCTAATACTGAACCTAAACCACCACGATTTAAACCAGCAGGTGCAAACCATTCGTGTGCCACACTATCTGTAAAAGATATTACACCAGGTAATACAACAGAAGGCGGAACCCACATTGGTTTAGATTTTACTGGATCCATTATCTTAATCCACGGATAGTAAACAGCGGCATAATTAGTATCAATACCATTAATATCATTCACTGCATTATCAACAGACTCATTGTACTTTGAACCATCCATTACATAAAATGCATCTGCTCTAGCCTCAACTTTCGAGATTGCATGTTTGGTAACTGATGAATGATAAGAATGTATAACACCTGGTAGTGCTAATAAATTAATATCAAATTCATCTGGATTAGACACAGCATTTAGAGCTCGTTTATAAGCAATTGAACCACTTTGGTTAGTACCACTTAGATTAAATCCTCCTGTATTGGTAGCCTGAATATCTGTACCCATTTTCTTCAATACTGTAGGATCAACTCCATCGAAACCACCTTGAAATGGTACAACGAATTTTCTCTGAGCTTTTGCAGATAATGTAAGTGTGATAGCTTCAGTTGAATCAGAAAATGTAGTAACACCTAATGAACTAGCATCACCAGAACCAAACATATTTTCTAAACTGAAAGCTACATTTGAACCAGCTGAAATAGTCTTAGGTATTGGAGCTAGATATTGGTCATTATCAAAAGCGGTTTTTGCAAAATCAAATCCATAGTATACATTTTGGTCAAATACACCTAATGTATTAGTTTGTGCAGTTACAAAACTAGCAGTTGGAATTGCTGAACCAGTTATTGGATGTTGTACAGCTGCAAAACCATGTGGTAATACTGCCTCATTTACACCCTCTAAGTTATCTTCATAATCACTTACATAAATATGAACTGACCTATTTGGCCAATCACCATTGTAGGTTAATTTACCATCACTTGCAATGGTAACATACCTATCACCAATTCTTCTTGGTAAAAAGTTAGCAGAATCTGGATCAAAGTTTAGATTAGTAAACTCTTCCAAAACCTCACCATCATTATTAGCACCTGGATTTAATCTCAATACTTTTAATGAAAATGAACCATAATCACTACCTGGAACTGAACCAGCAGCAGTTATGTCCGCTATTGCCAACTTAAATTGTCTATTCATCCTTTCACCATGAGAACGAGTTTTCACTTTGAAAAGATTTTTAGTAGCAGTACCAACAGTTTGTGATATAATATATGGTGTACAAGCATTCTGATAATCTCTGGTCAAATCCTCACCCATATCAATTGTAGATACACTGGCGGTAACAGCATCACTTGAACCAACAGTATTTTGATGTGACCTAAAGTTTTTATATACATAAGCATGACTTACTTTACTCTTTGGTTCTGTACCAAAGACTTTGGTAACATACATATCAGATGTTGGATCTAAAGATGCAGAATATACTGTTCCATTGATTTGCAACTTAAACTTAGCTTTAGAACCCAAACAATTACCAGTAGTACCAGTAGCAAATGTGGTACTAGCTGTCAAGTTGGTAGGTTTTAATACAGCGGCAGTTTTAGCATCAGCAGTTAATGCGATATTGTTGTGTTGATATCCACCTATACCCATAATCCTAACAATAGTTACTGTTGGAGCATTTTTAATATACTCCGCTACAGTTAGTGGTACATAAGTAGATGAATCGTATCCACCAAAGATATTTTCAAACTCTGCAAAGCTTGTTACTTGAGTTGGTACAAAAGCAGGTCCTTTAACTGTAGGTCCTATAATTGCTGCACCAATTTCAGCAATACCTTGTGGTAGAAATGATAAATCCTTTTCTCGTGTAAATACACCAGGACTTACTATTCTTTCACTCATTTTATTCTCCCTAATTAAATTAATTAAATTTTTTGTGTGTCATCACACAACAACGAGAGAAGTTTATGATTCTACTGGTACTCCCTCAGCTTCTGGTTGTGGTGCTGGTGTGAAAACTCCTGTCTCAGGATTTAATGAACCTGGACCATACTTTTCATTCAACTCCTCTACCAATTTCCTTTCGGTTTCTTGGTTATCCGTATAAGCTTTATGGACAGCCTCATCAGCATTATCCAACTCTTCTAATTGTTGTTCTAAAACCAAGCGTCTAACTTTTAAAGCACCGAAATCGGCTTGAACTTTACCATAAGTTTCTCTTAACTCACTAAGAGACTTTAACTCATCTTCGGTGAATTTAATTTCATCGGCCATAATATAACTCCTATAATTTGTTATTATGTTTATTGAATTACTTTAATAAATATAACTTAAAAATCCCAAAATGTATTTTTTTGAGAAGTTTTTTTTAAATTTCTATAACTTTATACTTTCTTCCTGTATTATCAGCGTTTTTTAACTCTACTAATTTATCAAATGCATCTTGTTCTACATCATATTCATATAATGTGTCACTTTCTTGTAGTTTAGCAACATAAGCATTTGAACCTGTTATAAATTGTTTTACTACTCTAAATTTTGACATTTGTTATCTCCATATTTAATAAATATATAAAGTTTATTTTTATATTCCAAATCTACCTCTATGAGCATTAAAGTTTTGTGATACTTCTGAGGCAGTTAGTCCTCTATTATATATTTGTATAGGTCCTACCAACCCCTCGGCAGGGCTACTTGAGTAACGACAAATCCGCTGTCCTTGATCACCGGCTGATATCCAAGTAGTGTTATCTGTACCTGTGCTTGCCAAACTTCCGTTTATATACCATTTACTTTGATTTGAACCAGTACCCTCTCGTACCAAAACCCATTGAAACCAAGTATCATCATTATTAGATCTAGAAAATTGATGTATGTATGCACTTTGAGTTCCCAAACCTAAGAAGCTGGATGTGATACTTATGTAAAAGTTATTTGTACCCGTTTGTCCTGATGACCACATAACTTGGTCACCTATGTATTTGTAAAAACAACATATTGTATATGGATTAGAACCGTAAGCGAAGACATCAGTTGAAGGAGTTGTACTACTATTTGGTAAATCCAGACCATCTCCAGTTTCATCAAAATTAAAATAACCACCACCAGTGGTGACTACGGTGCTTGCACCACCTTGTAATGTTCCTTGTAAACCACCAACCACATCTGTGACGGAAGTTCCACTACCAGAATAACTATGTTTATCCAAAGCATCAACACAAAATACTATACCATCAGTTATTAAATCTGTTCCTCCGTGAACTGCCATAATTATACTCCGAACCTACTTCTTTGAGCGTTATAATTTTTTAATAATTCCGATGCCGTTAAATCTCTATTATAAACATGAACTGGTCCTGTATCACCTGCAAAGTTTCTATCTTGATTCATCCAACGATGTATAGTAACTCCATTGGATGTACCATAAGCTTCACCAAGACCTCTCGTTGTAGTACCTGCAAGAACACCATCTCTGTAAAGTTTTAACACACCAGGATTTCCACCATCCCAAGTAACTGCAATATAACGCCAAACACCATCTATAAAGGAAACACTTGCACTTATAAATTCATCATAAGTACCAGATTTACCATACAAACTGACTCCATTTGACCTACAACTTATAGCAAAAGATTTATTATTACCATTACTAGTGCCACCCAATGAAAATGGTATCTTATCATTAGAAGTACCTCTCATCCATCCAGCT